ACTTCAAGTTCCGGCGGTGGGTTATCACGCGGGAAGCTGATACCAAGCATATTCTGGGCTTGCCGATGGTTAAGTCGTTCGCCTGTTTCTGTTAATGTGAACATAGTATACCTCCGTTATGTGATATCAGTCTGGCACGTAGGCCACCAGACCGGCTGGCACCGTGGACTGGCCATAGTTGTTCTGGCCCCAGGCGACCACCGTACCATCGTCCTTGAGCGCCAATGAATGATACTGGCCGCTAGCGACCTGCACCACGTCAGTCAAGCCGGCCGGCACCGTGGACTGGCCATAGTAGTCACCCCCCCAGGCGAACACCGTGCCGTCGTCCTTGACCGCCAACGAGTGGTACCCGCCAGCAGCGACCTGTACTACGTTAGTTAAGCCTGCTGGCACCGTGGACTGGCCATAGGTGTCCAGACCCCAGGCGACAACCGTGCCATCGGCCTTGAGCGCCAACGAGTGGTACCCGCCAGCAGCGACCTGTACTACGCCGGTTAAGCCGCTCGGCACCGTGGCCTGACCGTCGGTGTCCAGACCCCAGGCGACTACAGTGCCGTCATCCTTGACCGCTAGAGAGTGTTGGTAGCCAGCAGCGACCTGCACCACGTCAGTTAAGCCACCCGGCACCGAAGACTGGCCGTTGCCGTCATAGCCCCAGGCGACAACTGTACCATCGTCCTTGAGCGCCAATGAGTGGGAGTAGCCGGCAGCGATGCTGGTCGGGCCGATGATCACCGAGCCACTGGCTGGTGTTACTGCTCTCAGCATTGCATGTAGCATCAGACTGCCCCCACATAAGCGCCATAAAGCGTTGAGCCAACTTTCCAGAATTCGATAACATCGGCGGCAGTGAGTGTCGGCACACTACCACCTACCCACGTCATCGTCGGCCATGTCACTGCGTATGTGTCGCCAGCGGATAGGTGGAATGTGAGCGATTCACCGGCGGCTATAGTCACCGCAAGGGTGATGTTGGCTGTCATCGTGAACGTCTGAATGCCGCCGTCTGCGCGGTCTAGTGTTGCGCTTCCCGCTGCCACTGTCTCGTTGTAGCGCTGTAGCTCCAGGCTGGTAGCCAGCCCATTAAGCGCGTCCAAATTCCCGCTGCCCAGCAACGTCGTCCCGTTTACCGTCTTGATGTTGGTGCCGGATACCAGGTTGGCTTGTGCGTCAAGATTGGTCCTTGACGTTGAAGCACTCGCTACGTCGGATAGGTTGTTCGCGGAGAGAAGGGCCCCGGACGTGTCGAATGCCGCTGCTCTCCATGCGCCCCCGCTGTACAGGTACAATGACGACGCTGTGGTGTTGTAGTAGATCGCGCCGCCCTGCAAGGCGTTTCCGTCATTGTCGGTCGCTGGTTCGCTGGCCTTTTCTCCGAGGTACAGATCGGTGAAGCTGTCCAGGGCTGTTTCGGCGCCTGTCTGAGCGGTTTGCGCGCCGCTCTCTGCAGTCTCTGCATTTGACTGGGCTGTCTCTGCAAGTCCTTGCGCCGTCTGAGATCCGCTCTCTGCGGTCTCTGCATTGGACTGTGCCGTCTCTGCATTGGACTGCGCCGTTTCCGCGAGCCCTTGCGCCGTCTGAGCCCCACTCTCTGCGGTCTGGGCGTTGCCCTCGCTTGTAGATGCGTTAGATTCACTTGATTGTGCGTTCGATGCTGCGGTTGAGGCCACCACTTCGGGAGCCACCCACGCCGTTCCTGTGTAGAACTTCAGAACCTCGTCCGTATCGTTCCAGTACACAGCCCCGTCAACCAAGGGGTTGCCGTCATTGTCTACGGTTGGGTCGCTAATCTTGCTGCCCAGGTACTGGTCGCTGAACTCGTCAAGAAGAGCCGCCGTTGCGTTCTTCAGTGAGAGGGTGCTTGACTCAGAGGACGCTGCATTGTTCTCGCTGGTGGCCGCGTTCGATTCTGACGTTGCCGCATTTGACTCACTCGTTGCAGCGTTGCTCTCGGCAGTCTGCGCTCCTAGCTCAGCGGTCTCGGCGTTGGTCTCTGCCGTCTCGGCGTTGGTTTGAGCCGTCTGAGCTGCTGTCTTGGCCGCCTCCACGTCCGCGACGTTGATGGCGAGCTCGACCTTTCCTGAACTGATGTCCGTGGCAAGGGTGCCTGACGTGTGCTGCTCCACCACGATATAGAGGTTGTTGGTTGATGCGGCATCCCGGAATACGTCGTTGACGTAGTAGAGGGTGGAAGTTACCCAATCCCCGCGGTAGATGAAGCCTTTCGTTAGGACCATGTTCCCACTAGCATCAAAGCCCACTACCTTGTTCGCCCGCTGGGCGGGCGTTTCGGTTATTTCCGTTGTTCCGGCATCGGTGGGTAGCTTTAGCGATCGCTTGGTGTCAACCTCGGCACCATCGAAACCCGCTTCCACTTGATCGAATTTATCGTCAACGTCGCCCGCCCTGGCTGTTTCGCCCGGCTGGAATCGTGCCCCAACGTCCGCGTTGTCGTAATAGGTATTAGCCACGTCTTAGCCTCCTGGTAGTGTAGTGGAGCGAATAGCCTTTAATGCTGTGGGGCCGAGTCGTGTCGCTTGTATGGTAAAACGAGAAGTTGATATTAGCGGCGGTGCCCGCGATAGAGATTGGCGTATCGCTTTGATATGGCCCGCTCCAGGCGAAGTTATTCCAGGTATTCAGATCCCAGAACCCGCCTGAGGCGATGAAGTCGAGCGCGGCCCTCCTATGTCTTGCATATTCGTCAGCGCCATACGCGAAACCCGGCAAGACGAAGAATTCTGTTTCATCCAGTCCGTCGCTTTCGATGTAGGCTCGGCGGAATCGCTTCCTTACTGTCGGTGATTTCACATGGTTGTAGGCGACTGTCAGGATTGAATCGATGGCTACACCAGCAAAGGATGTCCCGCTCTCCATCTGATACACGTTGCCGGTTGAATCGCCGAACACAAGGATCTCTTCGCCGGTGTCAGCCTCACCACCATCGGCCACCACGGGGGCGTCCGGGAACTCTGTCAACGTAATGCCGACCAGTTTATCGCCCGACATAGTAATCCTCAATCCTCGGCCATCAGCAGCCCACACCCGGTATTGGCTTAGCTTTCGACTGACGCATGACGCAACTGGCGCGAACCCCGCGGAGATAAGCGGTTGAATCTGTAGGCCGATGTTTGATTCTGCGAAGTCGCCGAAGGCCTGGACGGTTTGAAGACTGGTGGGGCCTCGCTCGTTGATGAAGAACGGCGTAACCATTGACGCAACGCTGTACGGCCTCCCCCCAGAATTCAGAGATATATCGCGCACCTCGAAGTCTGCGCTGCTGCTTCCGAACAGTGCCTTTATGCTGTCCTGGCAGATAAACACCAGCACACCACCCCGAGCAGGTTTTATTCCTGACAGTTTATCTCCGGTGCCTATCTCGCCGGCACCGTTGGCCGATGTCCAGTCTGCCTCGTCGCCTATCGCGGACCACTGCACACTCCCTACCTCGAACCCAATGAACAGGTGGTTGCGGTGGACACTTATCCACTGAGCCCCCGACTGCGCACCGGTAAGCTCCGTGGCAGTTGATCCGTCGTACTTGTATGGCTTGCCGTTTGGGCAGACAAAATACAGCGCTTCGGCGGCCGCTGTGGCGAATAGGTTCCCGATAGTGAACTCGTACCGCCCAACCGGAAGAGTGGCTATGATCGATGTCCACGATGCGCCGTCCCAGACAAACAGCGCTGCGTTGCTACCCGACACTGTTTCCCGGATGGCGTATGTATCGCCCTTCCATACCGTAACGCCCAGGACATTTCCTTGGCCGGGTAGGGTTCCTCCCAACTTAATGTATCCCTCTATTGATCGATAACCACCTTCGACCGGGCACTCATAGTTGATCGCCAGGAGGGCCGCACCTGGATCAATCATAGTGGCCGGCGTCACTAGGTCGATACCACCACGGAACGGGACGTAGGCGCTTTGTGTCATTGCGGAAACACCGTTATGTCCCTGGCCTCTTGCCTGCCATGCGTCTGCTGACGGCGAGAAAGCTGGTGCGCTTCGAGGGTGGCTAGGTATTGCTGATATAGTTCTTGCCCCTGCTTCATGATGTCCTCGGCGTCCTCCCAGTTACCCAGGAGCATCAGCGCACGCCCGACGATCACTCGATGGAACCTGGCCGGCATAAGCGGATTGTCTGTATCTTCAGCGAGAGCAGGGGCGGCCTTGAAATAATCAAATACAATATCGTATGGCTGATCAGGGGCAGGGATTAGCTGAAGCGCCCCGGACGGGAGGATAACCGCCGCGTAGGGCCGTGCGTTGCTCAACGTTTCCGGCATGTAATCGGCGTGTGGGATACACTCAAGGGCTTCCCCGTCCAGGAAAAGGCGTCCTGCATCCCATATCCCCACGTTTGCCGGGGCTGTGACTGTCTGTGTTGATACCGTTGATATCTCTTGCCCCCAGAGGAAGTCCCAATCGAAGTGCTGGTTGCATACTTCTTCGTAAGCCTCGCTCACGAACCGGACGATGCGCAGGTATTCATCGGCTTGCCCAGTGACACTCGTTGGCCCTGTGCCGGTTATCCCGCCAGTACGAACCACTTCCTGGCATAGTTCGAGGAATGTCATTTCAATACTCCAGAATGGCGATCAGATCCGGCTTGTTCATCTGTGATGCGCCTTTGATGCCGGCATCCTTCGCCGCATCCTTCAATTCCTTCAGGCTCATTCCTCGGAACGGGCTTGTTGATTCCACGAGCGTCCCTGTAGGCGTTTCATAGGCAATGTCTGACATGGGTTCAGGTTCGGGCTCAATCACCTCTACGGGCTCTCCCTGCTCGTTGTAGCGTCCCAGATACTCCTCAGCATAGCCGTACCCACAACCATCCTGAAGATAACGCAGCGGGTGGCGTCCACCCACCTCGGTGACTTTGCGGTGTCGATCAATAGCCATAGCCTTCACCTTCATCCATCTCGTCCCGATCGTACCGCGTGCCGTGGTGTACCCTATTGCGTACCTTTGGCGCTGGCCGATCGAACTCGTATTCGTACGTCTCAGTCCGGCCAGCCGCACCATCCTCCATGCTCTTGCCTTCACTGAATCGCTCAGCGAACGTCTTGGGCTCCTCGAACATCATCACTCGTCGATTTTTCATGAAACCTCCAGAGAGAAAAGGGGCCGTAGCCCCTCAGTGGATGCTGGCATCGATCACTTGTTGGCGATCGAGCCATGGTTCTGCGGCTTGGGCCGCTGGGAGCCGGACACCTGGTCCGGATTGGTGTTGCCGACTTTGCCCACCTCGGAGACGCCGGATTCAACGCCTGCCGTGGTGTGGCCTTTCTTGCCCATGCTGCGATGGGTGCCAGATGCCTTCTTCATGGGGTATCTCCGTCAGTCAGAAGGGTTAAGGGTCCGCCCCGTCATGGGGCGGCTGTGATCACACGCTCTCGGCAGAGTCCCACTTGATGATGCGGGCCTGGGCCTTGGTGGCGGCGTCAGTGACGTCGGCATGGGTAATGCCGAAGGCGTTGAGCGCATACCACGCGATGCCACGACCACGACCGTAGTCGTCGGGGATCTTGGCGCGGATCTCCTCGGGGCACGCCACCGCCTCGGTGACGGTATCGGCACCGAAGAAGTAGGCCGCATCCGACGCGCCGTTGGTTGACCAGTCCTCGGAAGGGATATTGGTCTGCGTGACGAAGCGGATGCCCTCGTACCGGCCGTTCTCGCCGTTCATTACACGATTCCAGCCCTCGGCTGTATACATATGCAATGCTTCGAGATCGTCTTTCAAAGTGCGCAGCGTAGTAGGACGAGCGATACACACATAGTGCTCGCCATCGAACACAGGAATGTTGCGCTCCTGCATCAGGTCAGCGATCTGCTTGACGTGCGTGGTATCCAGGGCCTGGGCGTTGTTGCCGGTGGGGGTGGCGTCGTCGTCGAAGTTGTACGACGTGGCGCCGGTGGCGACATAGCGCAGGATGGCGTTATCGAACTGAGCATGTGCAGCCCGGTCCATAGTGCGGTTCGCATCGTTGCGCAGCGTCTGGAAAACGATCTTGCGGATGTCATGTTCCGCCAGATTCTCCAGCTTGCCGGTATACGGCACTGACAGGCCGCGCTCTTTGATCGTCACCTCGCCTTGCGAGATCGGGAACGAACTCTCGGGCATCGGGGCGTTTTCATCGAGCACGCCGCCATCATCAACGGTGTCGCCGTAGACGTTCCAGTTGAAAGTCTCGCCACGGTTCTTGCCCAGCGCCGCTTCTACGTCACAGAACTGACGGAACCGGGCCAAGGGTTGCAGCGCCGTGCGAAATTCATCGCTCAGCGTGGGGTTGGCCAGATAGCCGCTCCCAGTATCACTCCAGGCATTGCCTGCCATAGTCATTCACCTTTGGGTTTGGGTTGAGAAATGTTCATCAGATGACGGCCCTTTGCTTCCGCATGCGCTCGATTTGAGCAGCGGGAGATAGGTCTGGCTCTGGCTTGGCCTGTTGCGTTGGCTGTTTGGACATACCCCGGGGCATTGGCTTGAGATTGCGCTTGCGCTGCTCTCGTGCGTCTACGGGGGTGTCTTCGGCCTGACCTTGCTTTTCTAACCAGTCCTGGGCTTCGCCGGCAGCCTTCTCGATAATCTGCCGGGGCGTCATGTCAGCGAATTCCGGGTCGCCCTGGCGGTGGGCATCAACCATTCGTGCAGTGCGAGCATCTACGAAATCCCGCAGGTTCTCGTCTTCGAGCACCTTTGGGTGATTATCGCGCAGCCAGTTGATGCCTTCACGAGTGGATTTATCCCACTCCTGAGTTGCCTTCTGGGCTTCCCTCTGCTCTACGGCGTAGGTGGCGCGACGCTCAGCTTCGGAAAGGATCTCGTCTGTATTCACCTGGGCAGAGTTCTGCCGGATAAAATCAGCGAGCGCTTCCGCTGCTGCATCGTCGTCGCCATCCCAAACTTTCGAGAGAACGGACTTCGCTTGCTGTCGAATTTCCTCATCGCCCTGCTCGGGTGGATGACTCGACTTTTGTTGGAGCTGTTGCTCCAGGGTGCTGAGGTGCTGTTCGCGATCCCTCATCTGTCGTTCCCGATCACTGGCCTGCTGTAGCTTGCGATCCCCTGCTAGATCTTTCTGTAGGTACGCTTTCACCTGATCGGCTGGAACTTCACGCTCCTCCCCTTGGACTTTCAGGGTGGTGTAAAGTTTGCCGTCAGGCTTCCGGTAGTACCCCATTTCTGTCAGGTTATCGTCTTGCGCAGCAGCCTCGTCGGGTGCTTCTTCTGGCTCTTTCGGTTCATCTTTCGGTTCGTCTGCTGGCTCTTCATCGGGATAGCCCTGGGACTCACGGAACTGCCGGGAGATTTCAGCCAAGGCGTTTTCGCGCTCGGTGCGCTCAACTACAGTGGTTTCTTCGCCGGCAGTGGTTTCTTCAGCCGGCACGTCTTCGATCTTCGGATCGTTGATAGCGCCATCGTTTTTCATCAGTCTTCATCTCTCAGTTGCTTTAGTGATTGATATGCTGCTTCACCAGAGTTTACCGCACTTTGCAGGTAATCAAGAAATTGATTGGCGACAGCAGCTTTGAACCTGGACTGTCGGATCACGTTGCGGCCTTCGTCAGTGTCTGGATCGGCTTCTGGCCTGGCCAGGGATTCAAGCGCTTCTGATCTATCCTGAATCGCCATGCCGCGCATGAATCTGCCGAGCTCACTATCAAGGAAATTGATCGCCTGTTCACCTAGATCAGCCTCGGCGAATAGGGAACGCTCCTCCTCATTCAGGAATTTTGGTGTTAGTTCTGCCTCAGCTAACGCGATTCTGTTTTGATCCATTGGAGCCTCCTGTTACTAGCATACCACCCTAGCCGTAGCTATCAAACCCAAGGTCCTGGTTACGCTCACGGGCCGCTCGTTCATTTTGTTTGTCCACTAGCTCGGCGGCTTTGGCGTCCCTCGTTGTCTGCAGCTGGGCCGCTGTTTTTTGCATATCGGCCTCTAGCTTTGACGACTCCATCTGTAGTTTTGCCTCTAGTTCCTTCATCGTGATGCCTTCCTTGAGAGCCAACTCGGCCATTTTGGATTCCTGCTTAGTCTGCAACTCTGCCGCTTTATATTGCTGATCAAACTGCTGTTCTTGGCTGCGCAGCTGGATGTCGGCCTGGT